TCCGTGCAATAATAAACCTTAATTAAGGGCACCATTCAACCCAAAAAACACCACATCTTAATAAATAACTTTAACATGATATATAAAGGATTATAACCATGGCACTAGTTTCCCCAGGAATTCAAATTTCCATAAATGATCAGAGTCAGTATGTAAGCAATGCTGTTGGATCAGTACCCTTAGTTATTTTAGCCACAGCTGAAAACAAAACCTACAACGGGGCCATTGCTTCAGGCACATCGGCGGCCAATGCAGGTAAACTGCAAAGTTTTAGCAGTCAGCGTGATTTGGTAACAGCCATGGGCACGCCCACATTCCGAATGAGTAGTGCAGGCACACCTGTGCATGGTGGCGAACTAAACGAATACGGATTGATGACAGCTTACAGTGCCCTGGGTCTAGGAAATCAACTTTACGCCATTCGTGCCGATGTTGACTTAGATCAATTGGTTGGTACCGGTGTTCGTCCAACCAATAATCCTGCTAACAATACATATTGGTTTGATGTGGTCAAGACTGAATTTGGTATACACAGCCTTGACCGTACCGACGGCGAGTTTGATAAAATAACTCCAGCAGTGATTACTGACAGCACACAGGTTGAAAATGATGGTAGTTTTGCCTTTGACGTTCCAAGACCCAAACAATCAGTTGGGGTCATTGGTAGTTATGCCATAGTTGCTGTAAGAACTAGTGGGGCCAATCCCGGCGCCTTGCGTTTATGGAAAAAAACAGGAACAGATTCGGTAGCAACCAGTGATGGCGGCCCAGGATCGAATGCCTGGGTCTTGGTAGGATCTACATTATGGCAGTTGGCCGTTCCTGCTGTAACTGGCACAATTGCTGGACCGAGTATCACCAATGGAACCACTCTGGTCATCAACGGAACAACCGTTACAACCACAGGTACCACTGTGACCACTCTGGCCCAAGATATCAACACAGCGGCCATCACCGGCGTCAAAGCAGCCAATGTTGGCACCAAATTGGCCTTGTTTTGCACATCAGCAGCCACAAGCGGAAAGATAACAGTGGCCAGTGGCACAATGAATATCAGTACTGTATTGGGCATAACCCCAGCATCCAATTACTTTGCTCCTTTTCTATTTTATGGTAACTATGCCGAACAACCCAGCGGCGGTTGGTACACGCAAGATACAGAACCAAGACCAACTGGTAGTATCTGGTGGAAACTGGGCAACACTGGAAGTGGCCTAAATATCACGTTAAAACGATACAGTTCCACCACCGGAACATTTCAATCATTGACTGTGCCTACTTATCTTAACCTCACCACAGCAGTCTACGGATTAGATCCTATTGGTGGTGGTGTAAATATTCAATCCGGTCAAGTTGTTGCAGTTTATCAACCCAACGATACCACAGCCAACGTATTAAGAATATCAGCACAACGAGAAAACACCAGCAGAGAAACCAATGGAGAAGCCATAGCATTTGGCGGAACTCCATCAGCCTTTGTCATTGGTGAAAGTTTTAGCATTGCTGCCACCCAGCCTGGGATAGAAGGTGTTTCTGCTGTGACAATTACCATGTCGGGAACCACATCTGCAACCTTTGTTCAGGATATTTTGGCTGCCAACATTCCTTATGTGACCGCTGCGGTTGAAAGCAATGGCACCATCAGCCTGACTCACCTGACCGGAGGTGAGATAGTTATTACTGAAATTTCTGGAACACCCATAGCCGATGCTGGATTTGTGACAGATGCCAACGGTCACCCCACTCAAGGGTCGGGTTATATACAAAACAAAGTCACCGGGACATTTACTGTTGGGAAATTTGATTCATTGACCAACGATGACAACATTGAATACACAGACTCAGCACCTTATGCAGCCCCAACCAGTGGTACATATTGGTATTACAGCAGTGCTGCTGACGTAGACATCATGATCAATAGTTCTACCGGATGGAAAGGGTACCAAAACGTGGCCAGCGACAGCCGCGGTTACAATCTAGGCAACACAGATCCATCTGGTGTTATTGTCAGCGCCACTGAACCAACCACTCAAAGTGATGCCAGTGCTCTTGTAGCCGGCGATCTATGGTTGGACACCAGTGATCTAATCAACTATCCAAACTTGTATCGTTATACCGGATTGACCTGGTCTCCAATTGACAAGGCAGATCAAACAACCAGCAACGGTATCGTTTTTGCCGATGCACGCTGGGATACCGACGGCACCAGCGATCCGGTGGTGGACGATTTGCCAGCGATCACAGATCTGCTAACCAGCAATTACCTTGATCTAGATGCTCCGGATTATCGTTTGTATCCACGTGGTATCTTGTTGTTTAACACACGTCGCTCAGGCTACAATGTCAAGCGTTATGTGTCTAACTATTACAATGATGTCAGTTTCCCAGACGTTGGTGCCAACAGCATTGGTTTGCCAACCAGCCTGCCCGCAGAGTCGGGTGCCTGGATCAGTTCCAGCGGCCTAAACGAAGATGGCAGCATGAAAGCCGGCACAGCTGCCCAGCGAGCTATAGTGGTAGCAGCCATGCAAGGCGCCTTGGACAGCAACCTAGAAATTCGTGAAGATCTATATCAGTTTAACTTGTTGTGTGCTCCTGGATATCCAGAGTTGATCGACAATTTAGTAACCTTAAACACAGATCGTGGTGAAACTGGTTTTGTGATTGGCGACACACCGATCACCTTGACAGCCACAAGTACAGCACTTACAAATTGGAACAGCAACACCAATGGCAATGGCTTGTCCACAGCCAGTCCATATCTGGGTGTCTATTATCCCAGTGGTTTAACCACAGATTTAACTGGCAATTCTATTGCTGTGCCGCCCAGTTATGCTGTGCTACGCACATTCTTGTACAGTGATCAAGTCAGCTACCCATGGTTCGCTCCAGCTGGAACCAATCGCGGTCTAGTCAGCAACATACGAGATGTGGGCTATGTTGATGCCAACACAGGCGCATGGATTCATAATAGCATTGGACAAGGTCTACGTGACAGTCTGTACACATTAAATATCAATCCTGTGACACAGTTACCAGGGGTTGGCATTGTGGTCTGGGGTCAAGAAACCAAGTCGGGCACAAGCACCGCACGCAACAGAATCAACGTGGTACGCTTAGAAAACTATCTAAGAACCATATTCAAATCTGTAGCAAATGGATTCTTGTTTGAGCCCAATGATCAAGTCACAAGAAAATCGATTGCGACACAAATTGAAGGTGCTTTGAATGATATTTTAAGCAAGCGTGGCATCTACGACTTCTTGGTAGTGTGTGACGGCACCAACAATACTTCCAGCACAATTGCCAACAATGAATTGTATGTGGATGTGGCAATTGAACCAGCACGTGATGTTGAATTTATTTACATTCCTATCGCGTTGTATAATCCAGGTGCTCTTGCAAGCCTAGGCACTTCGTCAACCTAAGAATATAGATAAATAAGAGTATAGGAGAATAACATGGCCGTAGCAAGTTTAAGCAAATTCACAGTACCACTATCAAACGATCAAAGTGCTTCCAGCCAAGGTCTTTTGATGCCAAAATTAAAGTATCGCTTTCGTGCGAGCTTTTACAACTTTGGTGTGACAAACGTAACAACAGAATTAACCAAGCAAGTGGTAGATATCAAGCGTCCCAACGTGACATTTACTCCTATTACTCTTGATGTTTACAACAGCAAAGTATACTTGCAAGGCAAACCAGAATGGCAAGAAACCACAATCAATTTCCGTGATGATGCCACTGGCCAAGTCAGCAAACTTGTTGGCGAGCAGATTCAGAAGCAGTTTGATTTCATGGAACAAAGTTCCGCACCAGCCGGCATCGATTACAAATTCCGCATGGAGTTTGATGTGCTTGATGGTGGCAACGGTCAAACAACCCCAGTGATTCTTGAACAATGGGATCTAGAAGGTTGCTTCTTAAGCTCAGTAGACTACGGTGACATGGCTTACGGCAGCAATGATCCTGTGCAGATCGCTATCAATATCAGATTTGACAATGCTGTACAAACCATTGGTGGCGGTGTTGGAACCACAGTGACATTCCCAAGAGGCGACAGCGTCAACTAACAACGTACAAAATAATCAAACCCGAGCATAAAAACCTCGGGTTTTTTTATGGATAAATATTAGTATGAGCATTAACAAATTCCTTACACCTGCCCGTGAAACTGTCATTAGAGATTATCGCCATGCGGCTAGAATTTTCTCCGACGACAA